CCAATTCTGCTGGACGGCATCAATACGATGCGGTCAGGCACACCTGCCGTTCCGGGAGAAGTGAACTTCCAGCAGACACCGCCGACAGCTTTCACGGCAGCGACCAGTTTTGCTTCAATTGATTTTTCTCGCATAGATTCGACCTTTCCGGGCAAAAGTGACGGTCGGTGAATGTCGTTTGCAAACCTTTCCATAGGAAGAAAAAATACATTTTTTTCTCGCCTGCGTAAGGTCTGGATATGAGGTTCACCGACTGTCACTTTCCCGATTTTACGTTGCTTTTCGTATGATGAAAGTGTCAGTCGAGGAAGTCAACCCTGAGACAAAGTCCCATGATATACCTTCCGCTATTGGTCTTTTTGTGTTTGAAACCTGCCTGCTCCAATGCGCCATAAAAGTCGGTAGTGCTACGAACATACTCTCCGTTTGCTGTACAATAATCACGATACTCTTTGTAGAGATCTCCGGATTTTGCCATATAGCTTTTATCGACCTCGCAGCAATCATTGATGAAAGAGCCGAGCCAGTCATTGCCTTCACGGTACGCACCGATAGCGTCCAACACGCACTGCGGGCGGTCTACCTTGAAATCGGCGGCGACCACTTTCATGGCACCCTCGATCAGCCACGACAAAACCGCACCGCCTGCGTTGTCGATCAGGTACTGTGTATAATTCTTCTTGTCGTTCTGTCCTTGAATCTTTGCATGGAATGGGATCACGATCAGTCTGCGCCATGTGCCGTCGTCAGAGGCAGCCACCTTCGGCAGATGGTTCGTGTACAGCACCAGCGTATGGCTCGGCTCAAAGGAGAACGGAGCCTTGAACTTCTTCTCAGCGAAAATGGGATCAGTCGAACAGAGCTGCTTGACCACAGAAGTATTCAGGCGCATTCCTTCCTGCAGCTCAGCCGCAATAATCAGGCGCTTGCCCTTCAGCTCTGCCATTTCAGGCTTCACGTTTCTCTTGCAGTTGACGGTCAGGGCATCGGCGGAGATATTACCGCTGTAGCTACCAAGCACCTTGTAGATAACATTCCAGAAGGTGGACTTGCCGTTTCTGCCGTCGCCGTATGCGATAATCATCGCTTCCGTGTATACTTTTCCGATCAGACAGAGACCGCAGATCATCTGCACATAGTCGATCAGGCTCTGGTCACCGCAGAAGAACACCTGCAAAGCATCCTCCCAGATCTGGCGACCTTCCTCATTCGGCACGACCGCCGTTACTTTGGTGATAAGGTCAGCCGGATCGGTCGCTCTCCAGCCGTCCAGACCTTTGGCAAGGTCGTAGGTGCCGCCGGGAGTGTTCAGCAGCATCGGATCACCGTCGAGCTGCTCCGGGTGCTTCAGCACCAGCGGCTTTGCGGCATCGAGCGCATTGTTCAGGCTGCGGATGTGGCGGTACTTCATGACGAAGGCACGAAAGCCCTTTGCAAACTCAAACTCGTTATCCGCCGAGAGCTGCGCATCGTTCAGACTGTCCCTGAACTTCTTGCCGCCTGCCATTGCAAGCGCACGGTTCACGCCAAGTCCCTCCAGCTTTCCCAGCTTTTCTTCCATCTGCCTGTCCGCTTCCTCAAGCTGTGCATCCGTGTGTTCGATCATCGCCATGACCGCCGCCTGCTCCGATTCCTCCCAGTAGGTGCCGTTATAGCGAAGGTAGTTCGTAGCGATCGTAAATGCAATCTCTTCACCAAAGCACTCTACGAATGTGCGGGCTTCACCGACATCTGAGAAATCATCAGGGATCAGCACATTATCGCCGTATTGGTCAGGTGGCACATAACCTTCCTGCGAGGTGACCATTTTGCCGAACTTGCAGGCGCTCTGCCAGATACCCTCCAGTTCCTCATCGTCAAGGGGCGGATCACATTCCGCTGCCTTATCCAGAAACTTGGCGTGTGCATCCTCGGTGACACCGAAACGCTTGACCAGCTTGCCCGCCATACGGGACATGGTGCTGTTGCGCTGCCCCTGCGGAATGCTGCGGTTCGACTTCATGAGCGTGAGCCAGTCCTCAATTGACAGGCTGCCCTCGTGCCAGACCACATCACCCTTCGAGCCATACAGGAAGCGTGAAGCGTCCAGTGCATTGCCGTCAAAGAACGGCAGTTCCTTGTATATGCGGGCTTTGATGTTCTTATGGAATGCGGCATCCTTGCAGGGAGTAGTCGGGAAAAATACATGAAAACGAGGGCGAGCTGTTACAGAGCCTTTCGCCAGCATATGATGACGACTGTATGTGATTGCAAACTCCACATCGCTGAGCATCTCACTGAGCTTTTCCGGTGTGATCCACTCATCGGGATTGTCGCTGTGGTCATTGTCGCAGTCCATCGGCACAACATCTGAAAGCTGAAAATTGGCATCGCTGCGGGCATTATTCGCATACAGCGCACACACATGGTCGAACGTGACTGCCTTGCGGAGATCCGCTTCCGAGGTAATGACCTTCTGATTCGGGTAAATCGTATTCTTTGCGTTGCCGGTACAATCGGCAGTGTACAGGGTAAACTTCATATCTTTTCCTCCAAATCCTCCGTGAAGTAACGGATTTTCATGTGCTTGCGCTTTGCCCGTTCGATCTCCGCTTTCATGCCGGAGCTGACCGTGTCGCCGAACACCCACAGCTCCAAACACTTGCTCATCAGCACCCAGTTCATGAAAATGGCTGTATCCCGTTCCTCCGGAATATTGTCGTCCATAAACTGCGTGAAGTAGATATGGGGCGTGATCGGCAGGTAATGCCGGTCAACAGCAAAGCGGCTGTATCGCTTGGCGTTCTCGACGTTCTTCTCCGTATCACCGGAGTAAGGCGAACAGATATACACGACGGGACGGAAGGCGGCAGCTTTTGCCGCAGCCTTCTCCTCCTTCTCGATGCGAGTAAATGCCTCGTGTTCCGTCGGACTTGCATAGCCTTCGCTGTTATAGAAATCAGCCATGCTTCACCTCGTTCCTGCCGCAGGGCTTTCTGTCACAGCCCTTATTGCAGAGCTTCCCGCAGCGGGGGCATTTCACATAGACGTTCTCCAGCTTGACCAGCTTGCCGCTGACCAGCGCATAAAACCATTCAATACTGTATTTCATAACCTCAATCCTTTCTGTAAAATTCGCACTCGTATCCGTCCGCCCGCAGGAGCAGACCTTCCGCCCATTCAGGTGTTCGTTCCATCTGTCGGCAAACCTCTTCAAGAGACATCCTGCGGTCAGCTTCAATAATCATTTCGTCGTGTATGTGACCGACGATAAAACAGCAGCGCAGCGTTTGCATAGAGAACATCAGCAGATCACGAGCTACCGCCTGCACGATGTTCTCGACAAACTTCGGACCGTAGCTCTCTATGCGTTCCCACTTCTTCGATGCGCCCACGCCCATATAGGTGACGGACTCTCCGCCGAACTGGTTCTCACCGATCTGTGGGTGCGCGTAGCACAGCTTCCGACCGGAAGGCAGCGTGATAAAGAGCATCTTACTCTGGTAGCTGAACTGCAATCCGTGTGTTTCTGTGGTGGTTTTCTGCTTGATCGCCTTCTTGACAGCATCATCGACCGCCCACCAGAGCTTGACGATGTTGGGAGAAGCATCACGCCAGTCGGTCACGATCAGCTTCAGCTCCGCGTCAGTAAGGTTCAGGGCATCGCCGCCCATTGCCTTCATCGCGCCGACGCTGCCGCCGTAGCCGCAGGCAAGTTCCGCGACCTTGCCCTTCTGACGCAGTTCACCGTTGATGCCATGCTTCACGACCGGTACGCCGAACATCTTTGATGCCGAAGCACAGTAAATATCCGCGCCGTTTGCAAAAGCGTCCATGCGCCACTGCTCTCCGGCAATCCAAGCTATTACTCGTGCCTCGATCGCCGAGAAGTCCGCGACAATAAGCTTATATCCCGGTCTGGGTACAAAAGCAGTGCGGATAAGCTGCGATAGCGTATCAGGCACATCCTCATAAAACATCTCGACCTCATCGTAGTAGCCGTACTTGACTGTATTTCTCGCTTCGGTCAGGTCAGGAATATGATTCTGCGGCAGGTTCTGCAATTGAATAATCCGTCCTGCCCAGCGCCCTGTGCGGGAAGCGCCGTAAAAGCTGAACATTCCTCTTGCACGATGATCGGAGCAGGCTGCCGTCTGCATCGCCTGATACTTTTTGACACTGGACTTTGACAGCATAAGCCGCAGCTCCAGCACTGACTTCACCGGATCTTTCGCAGTCTTGAGCAGTTCCTTCACGGCAGCTTTGTCAAGACAGTCCGATTTATATCCCTGTTCGCCGAGCCATTCCAGAAGCTGATACACAGAATTCGGGTTCTCGATGCCAGTAAGCCTGCGCATTTCCGCCGACAGCGTCGCCTTCGCCTGTGCATCCAGCGTGAGTGCGGCATCGACCAGTTCCATATCAACACGGATGCCGCGATCGTTGATCTCCTGATCGAGATAAAATTGCTCCCAGATAAAATCCGGTACCGGAAAACGAGAAAGGCGCTTGTCAATGGCAAGCTCCGCCTCCACGTCCTGTTTGTTATATGCCTTGAAGGTTTCCCACTTATCCGGTGCATCGGCAGGGGTGTGGAACTTCGGAATACCGTTCACCGTATCGTAGGGTACACAAAAATACTTGATGAGCGCCTTACCCTCCGGCATTTTCTGCTGTTCCAGCTTCAGGGCAGCTCCTGCAGAAGCAAGCGTTGATGGCAGACCGAGCGTCCGGCAATGGATCATGGTACACTGCCAGCCGACCGGACTTAGATAATCGCCGACGGTATCGGCTTCAATGCTGTAACTGCGGAAGATCTGCGGGTACTCCTCGCGCAGATATCTGGAAAGACATACACGCTCAAATTGCACGTTGAATGCCCGCTTGATGACCGATTCATCGGTGAGAGCAGTCAGAATATCTTCGGGGACACGATCGCCGTTCGCCAGATCATAAAGCTGCACTGCACCGTCATCCACTGACACGCTCATCAGCGTAATAGCAAAATACGGAGAATCGACGTAAGCGTACACACCACACTTGGTGATGTCACGGTCACTCCGAGTCTCCAGATCGATTTCTAAAGTTTTCATGGTAACACTTCCTTAAACCCACCCGAACGGTTATACCGCCAGTCGCCCTCCCGACATTCACTTATTTCTTACGGTTCTTGAAGTGGTCAATCATAATGCTGACCGTCATAATCGTCCAGCAGATCATCGTGATGCTTCCGGAAACACACAGAATGAGAGAGAATACTGTACTCATACGCCGTCACCTCATGAAAGGAAATCGTCGTCATCATCGTCGTCGCTGAAATCATCCTCAGCACGGGACTTGCCGCCGAGAGGCTCACCGTCACGGAGCTTCTGGAGATTGTTCAGACCGCAGGCGATGCCCTTATTGCCGTTGGTGTTGAAAGCGTAGAAGTTGATGGAAGCTCTGCCGTAGATACCGGAGTAAAGTTCACTGGTATCGAGAATCGGCTGGCAGTCGGCATCCACAACACCGGGCTTGGTAGCACTGTTTGCGTTGATGAAATAGCAGCCTGCGTATGCCTCATCGTCAGGACGTTCCTCGTCGCCGTCACGCAGCGGAGTCTTAATCGCCTTCAGCGCCGGGACGGACTTGCCGTTGCCCTTGAGCTTGGACTGACCTTCGTCGTATGCAGCCTTAATAGCCACCTTGATCTTCTCGACTGTCACGGTATCAGACTTCGGAATGATGAGCGACACGCTGTACTTCGGGGTGCCGCCGTTGATTGCTTTCGGCTCGTTCACGATCAGATAGCTGAAGCGTGTATTCTTGCCGGTGATCACTTTGCACGGATTTGTCATTTTACTCATTTTCAGTTTCCTCCTTGAAATCATCAATTGTCCATGCCGGACGCTTGTCCGACTCTGGTACGAGTGTGGGTTTGCCCTTCGGCTTCTCGATCAGAGAGCCGAGCAGGGTGTTGAACTTTTTAGCGCCGAGCAGCTTGGTCATTGCGGTCACGCCCATGAGCTTCTTCTCAAAGGGATCATAGCCTGCTTCGATAACTGCTGCTGCAACGGTATCGGTGTCTGTGTATCTGCGGTTGCTGCGTCCTTCCACGACCTTGAAGCCGGGATAGCATTTGCCGCTGATATGCACGACGGCGATATTGACCGTCCCGATGACGAGAACTACGCAGGTCATTTCTTCTTTAATGCGACATCTAAGGACGCACCGCAGATCGTTGACCGTCATGTGCAGCCGATACTCGACCCGATGGAGTGCGGCAGCGGCGATTACTGCAATGTGTCCGTCAACTTCTACGGATTCGCAGCATCCGGCAACAAGGGCATCGCGGCAGGACTCCAGAACATTCAGCTTGTCCGTCACGGTGAGCGCCTTGCCGGCAGACCGACTGCGGCATCCGATTTTGTGGAGGTCGAGGGCGATGATGCCGATGAGCTTGACGATGATGATATGGATTTTCTGAACTGAGATAAGGGAGGCGTGTCCTCCCTTTTACATACACAAGGTGGTGATCATTATTGAGCAGACGTGTACTTTCCATCGACTTAGAGACCTATTCGGATGTTGACCTCCCGAACTGCGGTGTGTACCGCTATGTAGAGGGAGATTTTCATATCCTGCTGTTCGCATATGCATTTGACGATGAAGAAACAAAATGCGTGGATATGGCCTGCGGGGAGCATCTCCCGGCAGATGTCGTGGATGCACTGCAGGATGACAGTATTATCAAATCGGCATGGAACGCACAGTTTGAGCGTACCTGCCTGTCAAAATATCTCGGCACACAGCTTTCCCCGGATTCGTGGCAATGCACGATGGTCTGGGCGGCATCGCTGTCGCTGCCGCTGAAGCTGGCAACTGCGGCGCAGGCTCTGAAGACCGCACAGCAGAAGGACGCCGTCGGTGAGCGCCTGATCCGTTATTTCTCTCTGCCCTGTAAGCCCACCAAAGCAAACGGCGGCAGAACAAGGAATCTGCCGGAACATGCCCCTGAAGACTGGAAGCTGTTCAAAAGCTACTGCATACAGGACGTGGAGACCGAGAGGGATATCCGTCGTAGACTTGAAAAGTTCCCCCTGCTCCCACAGGAATGGGACTACTACCACATGGATCAGCGTATCAACGACCGCGGTATCCTGATCGACAAGGAACTGGTACAGCAGGCGATCATCTGCAATATGGCGATGTCCGAAGAAATGACAAAACGGGCCTACGCACTGACAGGACTTGAAAATCCGAATTCTGTATCTCAGCTGAAGGGCTGGCTGGAAGAACGCGGTATTGAGGTGGATTCCCTCGGCAAAAAGAATGTCGCTTCTCTGATCACAGACCTCGACAAGCACAGTGCGGACGGTGAAGCTCTGGATATGATGAAGCTGCGGTTGCAGATGGCAAAGTCCTCTGTGAAAAAGTATCAGGCGGCAGAGAGATACATCTGTCAGGACGGCAGAGCGCACGGATTATTTCAGTTCTCCGGTGCGAACCGTACACAGCGCTGGGCAGGACGCGGGATTCAATTGCAGAATCTCCCGCAGAACCATATCTCCACCCTCGATGAAGCCCGTGAGCTTGTGAAAATGGGCTGTTTTGATATGATCGAAGCATTGTACGGCAATACACCGGATATTCTGTCACAGCTTATAAGAACTATGCTCATTCCGAAAGATGGCTGTGAGTTTATCGTGGCTGACTTCTCTGCTATCGAGGCTCGTGTACTTGCATGGCTTGCAGGAGAACAATGGCGGCTGGATGCATTTCAGCGCGGTGAAGATATCTACTGTGCTTCCGCTTCGCAGATGTTCGGCGTTCCGGTCGTGAAGCACGGTATCAACGGTGAACTGCGGCAGAAAGGCAAGGTCGCAGAACTGGCCTGCGGTTACGGTGGCGGTGCCGGTGCGCTGATCTCTATGGGCGCACTGGATATGGGACTGAAAGAGGATGAACTTCCCGACATCATTTCAAGCTGGCGCGATGCAAATCCGGAGATCGTAAAGTTCTGGTATGCCGTAGAAAAAGCGGTAATCGAAACAGTAAAGGACCATACGGACAGAACAGTTGGCAGGATCGGTTTTCAGTTCTCTGCAAATACACTGTGGATCGTGCTGCCGTCAGGTCGCAGGCTTGCCTACATCAAACCAAAGCTGCAGCCGAACCGCTTCGGGCGCATGGCACTGACCTTTGAAGGGCTCGGCGCAAACAACAAATGGACACGCGGCGAGACCTACAGCGGGAAGCTGACAGAGAACATCACACAGGCGACCGCCCGTGACCTGCTTGCCGAGGCAATGCGGCGCATGGAGCTTGCAGGGCTCGGCATTGTCGGCCATGTACACGATGAAGTCATTCTCGAAGTGCCGAAAGGACAATACACTGTCGATGATGTGTGCAATATCATGAACCGAAATCCGGCATGGGCGGACGGCCTTCCGCTGTCCTCTGCCGGATATACAGGCAATTATTATTTCAAAGACTAGGAGGATATTTCTATGAAACAGGGACGAGCATTACCGGAGGTGCTGACAGAGCTTCAGCGTCAGAATGCGGCAAAGCAGGACTATATCGGTGCAGCGGAGGCATTCCGTCTGGACGAAGACGGCAGCACATTCCGCATCGGGGACGATCACAGCTTCGGCACAACACAGCTTTTCCATCGTCAGGTGGCATCGGCACTCGGTATCCCCGCGAGATATTATGATACGAGGACGGGAGTGCTATGCGGGACTGGACCTTTCCAGCACATCGGATATTACGGCTTTTGTTCTGGTGTTTCCGCCACTGACCGAGGGCGAAAAATACATCGTTGTCCCCCACTTCTGGCTGCCGAGAGAAACCCTTGACCTGCGTGTGCGGCGAGACCATGTTCCCTACGATGTCTGGGAGCGCATGGGGCTTTTTCATATCACTGAGGGCAATGTGGTGGATTATAACTTTGTGCGGAAAACGATCAATGAGCTGCACACGATGTATAACATTAAGGAGATCGCAGCCGACCGATGGAACGCTACACAGCTGATCACAGACCTTGAGGGAGACGGATTTACCGTTGTTCCGATGGGCATGGGCTTCAAGGATATGTCACCGCCGATGAAGGAGCTGTACAAGCTCATACTCGAAGGTATGTTCGTTCACGGCGGCAATCCCGTTCTCAGATGGATGGCAGGAAATGTGGTCGCTGAAATTGATGCGGCGGAGAATATCAAACCGAGCAAAAAGAAAAGCACTGAGAAAATCGACGGCATTGTCGCATGGATCATGGCACTCGACAGAGTGATCCGCCATGAAATGCAGGGCAGTGTCTATGACGAACCCGATCATGACCTGATCGTTCTGTAGGAGGTAATATTTATGGGCTTATTAAGCTGGCTTGGCATTAACAAGCCGAGAGATGCACCGTCATTGCCGGATATCCGGGACAATGTCCGTGATTCCGGTAATCTGTTTGTATTCGGCATGACGCACAGCGGAGAACGTGTTGACGAACGAACGGCAATGCAGATCGTTACCGTATACGCCTGCGTGAGGCTGCTGTCAAATACCATCGCAGGGCTTCCGCTGCATCTGTACAGATATACAGGTGCCGGCGAGGATAAGGAACGCGCTACCGATCATCCGCTGTATAAGATACTTTACCGGCAGCCTAATCCGGAAATGAGTTCATTTTCATTCTGGGAGGCGCTGATGTGTCATCTGCTGCTCTGGGGCAACGCATACGCACAGATCGTCCGTGACGGTAAGAATGATATTCTCGGTCTGTATCCGCTACTGCCGGAAAACATGGAGATCGACCGCGACCCGAAAAGCGGTGACCTGATCTACACCTACCACGCATACACCGATGAAAAGCCCGGTGAGCATGATAAGGATATCATCTTTCAGCGAGACGAGATTCTTCACATCCCCGGTCTGGGATTCAACGGTCTTGTGGGATTCAGTCCGATTGCGATGATGAAAAATGCGCTGGGCGCAGCAATGGCGGTGGAGCGTTACGGCAGTGCCTTCTTCAAAAACGGAGCGCAGCCCGCCGGTGTACTCGAGCATCCGGGCGTACTGAAAAATCCGGAAAAGATCCGTGAAAACTGGACGAGAGTGTACGGCGGTTCCCGCAATGCACACCGTATCGCAGTCCTTGAGGAAGGTATGCAGTATAAACCAATATCGCTGCCGCCGGAGGATTCGCAGTTCCTATCCACTCGTGAATTCGATGTGGAGGAAATATGCCGAATGTTTCAGGTTCCGCCCCATCTGGTGCAGGACCTGAAGCGCAGCACCTTCAATAACATCGAGCATCAGGGCATCGCATTCGTGCAGTATTCGCTCATGCCGTGGATCATCCGCATTGAAAAAGGCATCATCAAAGACCTTCTGCTGGAGGAGGAACAGGATGTATATTTCCCGAAATTCAATGTGGACGGCCTGATGCGCGGCGATTATCAGAGCAGAATGAACGCTTATGCGATCGGTGTCGGTAACGGCTTTATGAGCCCGAATGATGTGCGCAGGCTTGAAAACATGGATCTTATTCCGCACGATCTCGGCGGTGATGATTATTACCTCAACGGCAGCTACAACAAATTACAGGATGCCGGTGCAGCCTATGATCTTGACGAGCCGGAACAGACAGAGGAACAGGACGAACCCGATGAAGAATCGACCGATGACAGATTCCTGCGGAAAAGGCGCAGGAAGAAAGTACGAAACGGAGGGATGTAAATGCCGAAATTCTGGGACTATATTCACGATGACAGCGGCGGAAGAGTGCTCCGCCTGGAGGGACCGATCGACTCGGATTCCTTCTGGGGTGACGAGATCACGCCGCAGGATTTCAGAGATGAGCTGTATGCCGAGGACGGTGACCTCACGCTCTGGATCAATTCGCCGGGCGGCAACGTCTTCGCCGCCGCAGAGATCTACACAATGATCCGTGACTATCCGCACAATGTTACTGTCAGAATCGCAAGCATCGCTGCATCAGCGGCAAGTGTGATCGCAATGGCAGGCAATACCGTGCAGATGTCTCCGACCGCACTTCTCATGATCCATGACCCTTCTACCATTGCTTTCGGCAATGCAAAGGATATGGAAAAGGCCATTGCAACACTGAATGAGGTCAAAGAGAGCATTATCAACGCATATGCGGCAAAGACAGGTCTTTCCCGAAACCGCATCAGCAAGCTCATGTCCGATGAGACATGGATCAATGCGAAAAAGGCGGTCGAACTGGGCTTTGCAGATGAGATCCTCTTTGATGAAAAGAAGCCGGAGCCTGACAAAAAGGAGGAACCGGAAGAGCCTGAGAAGCCTGATCAGGAAGGCGGTGACGATGAGGGCGATGAAAAGAAAGAGACCGAAAAGAAGCCGTTCAAGCTGGACACCGGCGATGCCCTTTGGGAGTACAGTACCCGTGTCATGGGACAGACCATTCTGGGAAAGATCACCGCTTCCGCAGCGCCCGAAGTCACAGAGCCTCCCGATGACGGCAAGGCAGATGATGCACAGAAACCTTCCGAGGAAGGGCTGACCGCACCGACAGTTACAGTGCCGGAAATACCTGTGATCGGTATGGACGGTAAAACCGCAGACGGCTCTATGCCGTATGAAATTCTGAAACAGCAGCTCAGCTTTATGAGATAAGCAAGCTGTATTTTTATGACCGCCGGAGATATCCGGCAGAAACGGAGAAAAAGATATGAGCAAGATCATGGAACTTCGCAGCAAGCGTAATACCCTGTGGGAGCAGACAAAGGCATTCCTCGAAAAGCACCGTGGTGAGAACGGTCTCGTGGAGGCTTCCGCAGTGGAACAGTACAACAAAATGGCCGGTGAGGTGCAGGCACTGGGCGCAGAGATCGAGCGTCTTGAGCAGCAGGCCGCCCTTGATGCGGCACTTTCCGCTCCGACCAGCAAGCCCGTCACCAACGCTCCCGGCACAAAGAATACGCCGCCCACCAACCCGACCGCAACCGACGAGTACAAGTCCGCCTTCTGGGATATGATCCGCAACAAGGGCGATCAGCTTGCAGTCCGCAATGCGCTCTCTGTCGGCGAGGACACCGAGGGCGGCTACACTGTCCCTGACGAGTTCGAGCGCCGTCTGATTCAGGCACTTGAGGAGAACAATATCTTCCGCCAGATGGCAACGGTCATCAAGACAAACAGCGGTACCCGCAAGATCCCTATCGCCAACGATACGATGGAGGCGCAGTGGATCGATGAGGGCGAGGAGATCCCGGAGACCGATACCCGTTTCGGTCAGACCACGCTCTCTGCGTACAAGCTCGGCACGATGATCAAGATCAGCAACGAGCTTCTGCACGACTCCGCATTCGACCTCGCATCGTATATCGCTGCGCGTTTCGGTGTGGCAATGGGCAATGCCGAGGAGCGTGCATTCTTCACCGGTGACGGCGACAAGAAGCCCCTCGGTATCCTCGATGAGACCGGCGGTGCAGAGCTGGGTGTCACTGCGGCATCCCAGACTGCGATCACCTTTGACGAGGTGTTCGACCTCTACTACAGCCTGAAGTCTCCCTACCGTCGTAACGCACAGTTCGTCTGCAACGAGACCATCCTTCTGCAGCTTATGAAGCTGAAGGACAAGAACGACAACTACCTCTGGAAGCCGTCGCTCGACATCGCAAAGCCGGATACGCTGCTCGGCAGACCGATCCGCACCTCTTCCTTCATGCCCGGTATTGCAAAGGGCGAGCGTGTTCTCCTCTTCGGTGACATGAAGAATTACTGGGTGGCAGACCGTCAGAACCGCACCTTCCGCCGTCTGAACGAGCTGTATGCCCGCACCGATCAGGTCGGCTTCCTTACCACACAGCGTGTGGACGGTCGTCTGATCCTGCCGGAGTCCGTGAAGGTGCTGAAGATGGCAGGTACGAAGTCCAACACCACGGGCGGCGGTACAACTGGCGGTAATACCGGCGGCAACGGCTGATAAGAACGGAGGGCAGATAAGTGAATCTGATCTCACTGCCTGAAACAAAAAACTACCTCCGTGTTGACCACTGTGAGGATGACAAGCTCATCCTCACTCTGATCGATACGGCACAGCGGCTCGTGATGGATGTGGGACGCATGACCGAAAAACAGTTAGCGGAAAATGAGGAAACATCCCGGCAGGCTATGCTGTATACTGTTTCTTACCTCTATGAGAACCGCAATACTGCTGATTATCATGCGCTGACACTGACACTCAGGGCACTGTTATTTGCACAGAGGGAGGGCATCGTTTGATGGAAATCGGAAAACTGAATCAGCGGATCGCCGTCCTTGAAAACCATGTCAAAAAAGATGCGATCGGAAATCACAAAGCCCGGTGGGAGGAGGTGTTCTCCCTCTGGGCTTCTGTGACGGTATCCAATACTGTCGGCGGTGCAGCTGAGGAAACAAATACCGGAGTGACCAGAGAGATACAAAAGCTGGAGGTCATTATCCGTCAGACTCCGCAGACAAAAAAGATGGCTTCTACCGTATACCGCATCCGCTTTGAAGGTATTGACTATGACATCAAGGGCATTGTGCCAAACTATCAGACGCAGGACTATATGAAGCTGATCTGCGAATCACGAAGGGCGGGATCAAAGGATGACATCTATTGACGATATGGCTGCGGAGATCATGGAGGGCCTGGAGGAATACGCTGATCTTGCAGATGCCGCCATGAAAAAAGCTGTAAGAAAGACAGCGACCGCCGTCAAAAATGAGATCTCCGCAAAAGCTCCTGTGAAGTCCGGTCGCTACAAGCGAAGCTGGACAGCGAAGAAAACGAAGGAAAACAGCCACTCACTGGAAATGACCGTCCACAGCAAAGACCGATATCAGATCGCACATCTGCTTGAACACGGTCATGCAAAGCGCGGCGGCGGACGTGTAGCAGCTATCCCGCATATCGCTCCTGCTGAAGCAAACGGCACAGATATGCTCGAAACGCTCATTAAAAAGGAGTTATCGTGACCTACGAGGAAATTTCCGAGATGATGCAGGAGATCGGGCTGCCCTTTGCGTACCATCATTTCGCAGAGGGTGAAAGCCCGGATCCTCCGTTCACGCTGTTTCTGTCTCCCGGTGAAAATACATTCGGTGCTGATAACCTGATGTATGTCAGCTTCAAGCGGCTGCACATCGAGCTTTACACCGATGAAAAATCCCCGGATTCAGAGGAGCGTGTAGAGGAAGTACTGCATCAGCACAACATTTATTATACAAAATCCGAAACCTGGATCGAGAGCGAACGGCTCTATGAGGTCCTGTACACATTGGAGGTATGAATATGGCTCTGAAGAAAAACAAGGTCAAGTTCGGTCTGAACAAGGTTCACTGGGCGAAGATCACAGCATGGAGTGATGACGGTGTGCCGACATTTTCAACGCCTGTCCGTCTGCCCGGTGCAGTCTCGCTGAGCATTGACGCAAACGGCGAGAACGACAATTTCTACGCCGACAACACCGTTTACTACGTTATCAACAACAACGCAGGATATGAGGGCGACCTCGAAATTGCTCTCATCACTACCGATTTCGCAACCGATATCCTCGGTGAACAGCTCGACAGCAAGGGCGTTCTGGTTGAGCGCAACGATGCGGAAACATCGCAGTTCGCACTGCTCTTTGAGTTTGACGGAGACAAAAATCACATTCGTCATGTGCTGTACTGCTGCTCTGCATCCCGTCCTGCAACTGAAGGTCAGACCACTGAGGAGAGCAAGGAAGTCAAGACAGAGACACTGTCGCTGAAGGCTTCTGCGCTGCCTTCCGGTCTGGTAAAGTCCAAGACCTGTGAAAGCACAGATGAGACCACCTACAACAACTGGTACAACGCCGTCTATATCCCGACAGCGGCTACTACCAACAACAGCACCAATACACGTTCCGCAAGTACCACAAAGGGCGGCAGCACAGCCGCATCCACTACTACTGACTGATTCGGAGGAAAGTATATGGCTATCAGAAAAACAATTACTGTTGACGGCATCGAGGTTCCTTTCAAGGCGAGTGCTACACTGCCTCGCCTTTACCGTGCAAAGTTCCGCAAGGACATCTTCAAGGATTTCTCTGCGCTGAAGGATTCGGTGGACGAGAGCGATGAGGAGAATTCCGGTCTCGGTATCGAGAGCCTTGAGGTGTTCGAGAATATCGCCTGGACTATGGCAAAGCACGCTGACCCGGAGGGCGTTCCGGACAGCCCGGATGAGTGGTTGGAGCAGTTCAACACCTTCTCAATCTACGAAGTGCTGCCGCAGCTCTTTGAACTCTGGGGCGTGAATCTGGAGACGCAGGCAGAGTCAAAAAAAAGTCTCGCCCAGTTGACCGCGAGATGACAACGCCGCTGTTCCTTCTCCGATGTGTGCAGATCGGGCTGAGTCTTTCCGACCTTGATCTGCTCACTATCGGGATGGTCAACGAAATGTTCATTGAAAAGGATAATGACGATTATGATTACCCGATCAAGGCAACGCAGGAAAACTTCGATGCCTTCTAAAAAGCACATCGTTTCCGGCTGGCTGCGGATCTTATTCGGGCTTGCCGTTTACTCCTTCGGTGTGCATCTGACGATAGCCGCAAACATTGGTCTGGCACCTTGGGACTGCCTCGACATGAGTATTGCAAAGCACACTCCGCTGAACTACGGCAGTTCTATGGTGTTGATCTCTGTGACTGCTGTTCTGATACAGCTTCTTTTCCGAGAGCGTATCGGGTTTGCGACAATACTGGATGCTGTTATAACCGGAAACCTGACACAGCTATTGAACGATTATTCCCCATATCCTGAGAATCACAGCATATGGCTCGGTATCGTACTGATGCTGTTCGGATTCCTGTTTATTTCACTCGGAATGTATCTGTATATGTCCGCAGAACAGGGCTGCGGCCCGAAGGACGGACTGCTGATTGCTATCGGGAAACGAATGCCGAAAATTCCAATTGGTGTGGTTGAAATGCTCCTGTGGGCAGCGGTCACATTTGCAGGGTGGCTGCTCGGCGGCTCGGTTGGTATTGGTACACTCATTTCTGTATTATTCGGCGGTGCTGTGATGCACCTGTTCTTCGATGTGATCGGCTTTGAGCCGCGAAAAATAAAGCATAAATGCCTGACAGAATCACTGGCGCAGCTATTCAAAAAGGTCTGATACCTTTACTTTTTCAGTTTGATGTGCTATAATATTCATGTAATATTGAAAGAAGGCGCATCTATTGAAACAAGTGATCAAAAACTACGCATTGTTCCTCATTGGGCTTTTCATTGCATCAATGGGCGTAGCTCTATCGGCAAAAGCCGGTCTGGGAACATCCCCGGTTGCATCTGTTCCGTATTCAGTTTCCCTTGTCAATCACACATTGACATTCGGATGGTGGCTGAATATGTGGAGTGTGCTGCAGATCGCTGTGCAGATTGCACTGCTGCGTAAGAAATGCAAGCCGGTAGAGATCATCATTCAAACGGTACTCGCATTTGTGTACGGCTATCTGACAGACTTTTCCTGTAAGCTTATCAGCGGACTACAAGCGAATACCTACATCATGCAGTTCGCACTAATGATCCTGAGCTGTTTTGTTCTTGGGTTCGGCATCTGGATACAGTTCAAAGGCGGTGTTGCAATGCTGCCCGGTGAAGCAATGAACCGTGCGATCAGTGAAGTAACAGGCAAGAAATATGAGAACATCAAGATATTTTTTGATGTGCTGTATATTGTAGTTGCCGCT